GTGCGATAATATCTTCTCTCGAAGTGATTTGGAAATTCTGCCTCGATCAAAGGCGAAATTTTACTGTGGGTTACTGCCATACCACCCCATCCAGTATTTCTCTGGAGTAAAGTATTGGCATGGTTATAAACAGAATTAACTGGTTGTTCCAGTATGCGTATGGCATTAGACTCATTGGCCTGCCATCCCACACGCATAATGGAGCAGATATGATCTGCATTAAAAGATGACGATAACATCATCTTGTCTCTTACTCCTCCTCTAGAACCAACAAAAGCTGCTGCGAAATAAGTCAGAGGAATAAAATGGACATAATTGATTCCGTTCAATCTCCCCCCAGCAGTCCTACCTTTTTGCAAAGGGTAAGGACTCTGGAGCAAAGTCCAAACATAAGGACTAACTGCCCCTGAAAATGGAGCGGAAATGTTACGCCTGTAAAAAGTATATCTTTTCACAAGCGTTCGAATGGAAACAACAGGATCAGCATGATAAATCAAAGTGTGATTTGGATCGCATCCATTCCCAAATTTTCGAAGGACTGGAGGTCCCTCGGGAGCAGAGGAATCAGAAGCTAAAACTTCTGTTCCGGATTGGGGGCGATACAAATAGCTCTCAAAGAAATTTCCATCTGGATCTACGACTTCAAAATCTTCTCCTGCTGATAAGAAAACATTGCAATAGACATCGCCAATATCGGAAGATGCTGGCGCTGTGGAAGGAGAAACCAATTCATTAACCACATGGCAATAAAGAACCCCATTGTGTCTATTGTTAGGATTAAGAACCAAAGGATTTCTGCCGAATAACTGATTTGTGGGAACAGTTCCAGGTTTACTAACAACCTTATATGATTCCAGAGCATGCCATCCAACTTCTATGACAAAATCATTCGTAGCCCCAATATCTACAATCTCGTTGAGTGCAGTATTAGTTTCCACCTCTCCATTAGGAGCTAGAGCGGGATCATAACTGATCCTAACTCTTCCTTTGTGCATAGGGGAAACACAAAATTGAAATCTAAATTTAAGTGATCCCCTCCATTTACGGAAGGGCATTGCTATAAAAGCACACGCGGGCATGTCGAAAGGACCGTCTCCCCCTGGGGGATTTCGATCTTGGTTAACATGCCAAGGGCTAACCCCAATGTTAAATAACATTGTGCCAGCACCGTCAGTTTCTTTATTCCATTTAAATTGAGTCAAATAGGATTCCCTGTTGACTATATTCTTAAAAGCCATGTGGTCTAGGGGTCCAAATCCGGCTGTCCTAGGATCCACACATGTTTCTTGTTTAGAATCAAACGTGAGCTTGGGGCAAGTATCGGAAGAATCAGCGTTAGCAAAAGTCTGTGTCAGTGACGGTTTTGCAAATCTGGTCTCTGAAACATTGGTAGGACGAGAAAAGCCAAACATACGGGCCACATCCCCTAGCGCACCAGCTCCAATTTGGGTAGCAGTTGCATAAGGTCTAAGAAATGGCACATTCCGCAGGAGCCCAGCATGATGTGCAACAGCATATGCAGGACGAGAAATAATTCCTTTTCCG